AGAATCCCGTCCCGCGGCACGCGGACCGCGCGCCATGGTGTCTTGGCCCGCATTTCGTTCATGTTCGGCACAAGCACCGCCTCGACCTGTTCGCCAATCTGCAACCGCGCGCCATTTACAACAGACGCAGGGATGAAAACCTGATCGCCATTGTCCGCCCGTTCGGCAAAACCCGACCCGCTTTCAATGATGTTGATCACAAATATTTCTTGGAGATTGAGATTTGCGGTTAGTTCAGTTTGAGTATTCATCTGTTTACCTCGTTAAATGTGATAGGCTTTACATGTAGGAACTATGCTTTGGTCTGTCAACCATCAAAAGGACACTTGACATGTTAATAAAACACCTCATATCCTTAACATCCAACACAAATAAACAGACAAAAGAGGGAAAACAAATGTCCTACGACCACGACCCAAATTTAATCAGTATTGCCAAGCGAACCCGCTATTTGGAAAGACAGATCGATGCGCTAGAATGGGAGAGCGGATTAGACGATCCGCGGCTCGCGGGCCTTGCCAAAGAGCTCGCGCATTATCGGAAGCTCGAAGAAGAGGGTCAACTTTATGAGCCAAAGTTCTAAGGACACCGAAGCCCGCAAAGCCGCCATTGAAAAGGCGTTGGAAATACTGCCCGCCGATCTTCAAGGGTTTGAGCTCGAAGCCCTCATCATGGGGCTTGTTTGGGCGCATTACGATGAAGCCCAAATCCCCTTTTACTTCATGTTCCTGTCGCAACGGTTCTTCGAATACCAAGCGCACATGGATGACGATGAGGAAACCGACCCCTACGGGGACCTTGAAACAATGAGCACAAGAGGGCCCATGCAATGAGCAACGACACCGCCCTCGTGCGCGCTTTCCTCGAAGGCCGCAAGTCAGAGCGTAAAGCCGTGTCCAATTGGCTGCGGGAAAAAGATTACGAAACGCTTTCCGATCTGGTCAAAGCAGGCGCTCACGTTCTGGACGCCGATACGTCAAAAATAAGGGCGTTTGATGAGGCCGAACGCCGCGCCGCCATAGAGCGAACAAAAAAGAATGGTTAGTTTAGTCCAGTTAGCTAAGTCCAGCGGACTAAGCCCGCCTGTCCCATTTCACGCATTGCGCGTCCACCAGTTCAACACTGGGATCAATCTGCTGTATCTGAGCCGCGCCCTGCTGAATGGAAGCCCAACACGCTTCCTCGCTCACGGCCCACGGGCCAGAAATCGCGTGGCATGCCTGAGCCATGCAAACGAGTATTAAAGGAGTCCACATCATACAATCCTTGACCAAAAGTTGCCGTCAAAAGGATTGTATCACAGGAAAGGAGAAAAGTCGTGCAGACCAAGGGCAGTCGTTCAAATGTAGCGCATTCGATAGCACACCCAAAACCGCTCTCTCGCTTTCGCGGAGCTATGTCAGAATGTTATGAGAAACCCTCGGCCTGCCCAAAGTTTCTATCGGGTTGGATCGACCCCTGCAACCAAGAAATCGAAGATGACGGGTTCGTTACCGTCTTTTCATCCAAGCTTTGAAAAAGCCACATTTTCCAGTATCATAAACCTGTAGGACGACCAACTACAGGACAGCAGCGTGTTTGATTTCGAAATGGATCGAAACACAATGGGACGGGCAGGCGAGTTCTTCGCCGCATACGTCCTCGAACGCTATGCCGTCGAATGCCACCACACAGACAGGGAAGGAACCGATCTATGGTGCCGTGCGCCCAATGGATACATCTTCACAGTGCAAGTCAAAACCACCACCGCGCCCAAAGCCACAGGCACGCACAACGATACAACCTACAGCTACTATCGATTTTCACACAACGCGCCAAACCAATCCTTCGACTACTATTGTTTCGTGGCCCTCGACCAACACCTGATACGCCTCCTCCCTAAATCCACGTTCAAACCAAACCAACAAACCTTCTCCTTTAAACAATCCAAATTCTCCCCCGACCTCCAAGCCAAAGACCTCGAAGTGGTGAAGACGATCAATATTTGATGGGCCGTGAAGCGCGGTTCGCGAGCCAAAAGCGCCAAATCCCGAAAACGGTATCCTCTTCCTCGAACCGCGGATCGCGGTTGACGAAACCCCTCATCGGCGCTACTTTACAATAAATTTTTTGTAAGGAGGGGCCAACATGTCCGACGTAGACTTTAAAAACATGGTGCGTGAAGCGCGGGAGCAATTATACGAGCTCCGCAATTTCTTTAAAGATACGCACAACTGGAGCTATGATGAGTTTCATCGACACCTCGCAGAGCTTCTTCAAAAGGATTTTGACGCAGACGTCTCGCACGGGTGGGTCAGAGATCAATGCGACCCATGCAGCAAATCAGACCCGTCCTTCGTAAAAATGGGCGCGCTGCTGCAGTTCCTCGAAAAACATCACCCCGACAATGCCGCGCGGTTCGCGGATCACGGATCGCAGACCGAGGAAGAGGGGCAGGAAGCAGGGGCGTTTAAAATACCCGACCCCGAAGACGAAAACTTCGATGCAGCAAACCTGTTTGCGCAACAGGATGAATTGAAAAGGCTGCGGCCCTTTAAAGACCCGAATCGCGGTTCGTGGGCCTTGGCGACGTTGGTCAATCGCGCTTTTGATAAGCAGCAAAAGGCAGGGGGCCATATCGGGCCATTGGTCAATTGCATCCTGACCTACGCCGAGTTTCGATACGATGTGAAAATGTCTCACATGCCCCTGCACAGCGTGCGATCCATCCATACAAAGCAGCAAGCCAAAAATCTGGCAATCGCGCTGCCCAATGCGCTTGCTATATACAACGTGGTCTTTGACTTTTTGAACAACCCAAAATTCCCATGGGGCCGAGACGGCGCTATCGAAGACGAAACGCGCGTGGCGCAGAAAGCCATGGCAGATGAAGCCAAACGTGAGGCAAAGCGTCAGAAGAAAAAACAACGGCCCATGACCAATGCGCAAATGATCCGAGCCGTGAAGGGGACAGCCGTGAAAGGCGGCACGCTGCCAAAAAGTGCTTGAACAGGAGGGGGAATGGGCGTAGTGTCGTCCTGTTCCCCAACTTGTTGAAAAGTAAGGGAAAAGGTAACAGGTAACATATAAGGAAATAATTCGGTAACGCCCAAAAGTGGCCCAACTGTCTGATAAACAACATAAAATTGGTTTGGGTTACACATAACGCGAAAATTTGGGCTAGAAGCGTGAAAAGCGCGAACGAATTGAAGAAAATCACGCGTTGAAATGTAACGCGATACGAAATCCCCAATAAAATAAGGCCGAACCCCGCTTTTTGGGGTAGCTTTTATTTTTTCAAATAAGTAGCCCGAAACCGAAGGGGAGAGGGCAGGAGAGGATGGAGCGGGGGCCGCGGCCCGCGGGTCAGAGGGGTGGGCGCTTCCTTAATTCAAGAATCTTGTTAAGGGGGGGCAAATGGTTTTTATATTTTTTTCATTTTTGCTCTATATACAATAAGGGGAAAATAAGAGAAAGGGGTTGACACCCTTGCTCTGGACAGGCCCCTGCACTTCTTGGTATCAATACTTACGGAAATTAACGTGGGTAGGAAAATGAAGACCAGAAGTCGATATGTCGTCCCGACTGAGGAACGAAAAGTCGTCCGCCGCAAGGCAAAGCAGTATGCCCCTGAAGACAAACCCCTGAAGCGCCGCGAAGAGCTTTTTGTTCGGGAGCTTGTCTCGAAGGATGGTCAGATCACAATGCGAGAGGCTGCGATCAACGCAGGCTTCCCGCCGCGCAGCGCCCACACACGCGCGCACGAAATGACCAACCCCCGAATAAGCCCGCATATCGTCAAAGCGATTAAGACCTATCGGGCGGAGTTGGATCAGAAATACGGCATCGATTACCACAGGCATCTGCGCGATCTGCAAAAGATCAGGGACATGGCTTTGAAGAACGGGGCTTACTCTGCCGCCGTGCAGGCCGAATATCGGCGGGGGCAGGCGCAGGGTGACATCTATGTCAACAAGTCTGAAATCCGTCATGGCACGATTGAGAGCATGAGCAAGGAAGAAGTCCTGAAGGCAATACAGGAGTTGAAGCAGCAATATGAGCCTGTCACCATTGACATCACCCCGAAAGAGAAAGCCAACGCAGGCAACCGTCAGAAAACGCGAGAGCGGCTTTTGGGAACAGATGAAGAGGATGATGAAATCATCGAAGAGGGCGAAGTCTTGGACGACAACGAGGGTTGAGACATGGGCAACCCCTGGCATCCCTGACATCGACATTTGCGATGAATATGGCCGCTTTCATAAGGTCGAATTGAAAGTGACCGAAGGCAACAGGGTTGAGTTGCGCCCGCATCAGGTCAGCTATCTGACACGGCATAAACACGCCTCTGTCTGGATTTTGGTAAGAAAGGGGTTGACAAAGACCAACTATGAACTGTCTTTATATCGGGGCGAGCAGGCCGTGGACGTTTGTATGGACGGGTTGAAGACCGAACCCGTTCTGCGGCTTGATACGCCAGAAAACTGGGACGCGCTTTGGGACACCATTGCGCCAATAATGGAGCATAAGGAATGATCTGGATTTTGGAAAAACTTATGGCGTGGTTAAACAAGCCCGCCGACTACACCGCAGAGTTGGAGGAATTGCGGCGCAAGCAGGGTTTTTATGATAAGGATGAAAGGGGTTGACAAAGCATAGGTGTTTGTGTCAGCCATGAGTTAGGGCAATCCCGCCCGATTACGTTTGGAGATAGCAATGAACTTCTATGAGAAATACTACAATCAGTTGATTGGCTTCATGATCGTAAAGGTGTCCTTCGAAGAAGGCCCCTTTGATATGGAGTTTTTCCCTGTGTTACTTCTTCGCAATAAAGACGGTGAAACCTTGAAGCTTACTCTTTCCTCTGACGAGGAAGGCAATGGAGCGGGCTTCGCGTTTATCGAAGAAGTGTTGGAGGGCGTGTGATGAACCGCGAAGAATTTTTCGAATGGCTTGAAACCTGCCCGTCTCACAAGTGGGAGGTCGTTCAAGACGATGCAGGCCATGTCTGGGTCGCATTTCACAACATCAACGAATATGAAGATGAAGCGGAGGGCGCAGCATGACCAAGAAATTCTATGTTGCCGCCCGTGAGACGCGAGCCATGAGCGCCATTGTTGAAGTGCCAGACGATTGGACACTGGCCGATTTGCGCGAATGGTATGAGCAAAACGGCGCAAGCGGTGAGTTTAAGACAGACTACAGCGAATGGTCGTGGGATTGGGATTTTTGCGATGAAGCAGATGACAGTCAGCGCCCTGATCTTTTAATTGAACCCGTGGGAGAATTGTTATGAGAGTGCAAGCGACATTTTTTAAACATCAGGAATGGGATTGGGAAGGCGTAGTCCCTGACGATCTTAAAGACGAAGGCGAAATCCGCTTTTGGATCGACAGCCATGTGCGCGAAACCGATTATGAATTGGCGGGCGAATATGTGGAAGATGGCCCGATCCAAATTATTACCGATCCGCGATGGATCAAGACGCGGGAAATGCACATTGCCCTGCTATCTTGGAAAACAGGCGATTATATCGTTTTTGTCGAAGATGCAGACGAATTGTTGCAAGGCCCGTTGACTAGCGAATTGGATATAATTCGCGCGAAGGGGGCCACGTTTGTTATTCAGGAGAATGTTTAAAAGGGGTTGACACGCGTGGTTTATGTGACGTAGGACAGGGCAGGGCAATCCCGCCCTGTCTTTTTTTGGAGGTTCCGCTATGGAATATACAATTCCCGTTGATATGCTCAAAGCCGCGCTTTTGTCGGTTTCAAAAGAACAAACCCGCTATTATTTGGGCGGCGTTTTAATGCAGCGCCGCGAAGGCATTTTGCGCATGGTGTCGACAGACGGCCACCGGATGTTTGTTGGCGCGATCAATCTGGATGACGGGTTGCAATCTGATTTTGACGCGATCTTGCCCACGGCGGACGTCAAAAAAGCCCTTACGGGTTTGACGCGCAAAGATGATTTTGTCCAAATGGATTTGGATATTGCCAAGGGCGATGTGGAAAGCGTCAAATTGAACGGCGTGGAATTTCGCCCGATTGACGGCACCTTTCCGACATATGATCGCATCGTGCCTACCCAAACAAGCGGCGTAGCCGCCGATTTTGATCCGCGTTATTATGCTGATTTGGGCAAAGCCGCCAAGCTTTTGAGCGGTAGCGAAACAGCGATGACTATCGCGCAGAATGGGAACGATCCCGCGATCATATCTTTCACAACCCGTAAAGACTGTTTTGTCGTGCTGATGCCGCGCCGCGCAGATAAAGCGGATCGCATCACGCAAGCCGATATTGGCGCAATCATGGGCCAACCTGATCGCGTGGCCGATATTGAAAAAGCGCAAGCCGCCGAAAAAGCCGCTTGACTGTCAACCCCATTCATGCGATGCAGGGGCGGGGCAATCCCGCCCTTGTTTATTTTGGAGGTCTGAAAATGTCTTATAATGGTTGGACAAATCGCGCGACATGGATGGTCAATTTATGGGTTGGCGATACGTTGGCGGACGATGCCCAAAATTTTGAGGTAACGCCTGACGATGTGGAAAGCATGGTTCAAGAAATGTTGCCGCAAGATGTGCAAAGCGTGGAGGGCGGACTGGCCGCCGATCTGATGGCCTACGCTTTGGCGGATGTAAATTGGCGCGAATTGGCGGAAGCCGCAAATGAGGGGGTTGCAGAAAATGCTTGATCAACAACACATCAGCGCCGAAACATTGCAAGCCGCAAAAGATGCCGTCAAAACCATGATCGCGCACGCCGATTGCATGGCCGACAGCGACAGCGCGGACATTTTCTTTTGCGAAGCCCACGGCATAAGCCGCCGCGCCAAAATGCGGGGCGAGCCCATAAGCCCCGCCGATTGGGTTTACCTTGCAACCCTTGCGGATAACGTTTGCGATGATGACGGCCTGCCGCGCTTGTTTGATCACGGGGGTTGACTGTCAACCCTTTTTGGGTTTATGCAGGGGGCGGGGCAATCCCGCCCTTTTGTTTTTGGAGATGATGACATGAGAAAAGAAAGCCAGAAAATTGCCCGCGCCTTTTTGGAAGGCAAGCCCGCAACAGCCGCCCGCACAATTACTGACGGGCAAGCCGTTTTCCTGCATGGCCACAAAATCGCATGGCGCGATGATGACGGCGCGCTTGTCGTATCCCTTGCAGGTTGGGGGACAGTGACAACCCGCGATCGCTTGAACACAATTTTCCGCGTGGCGGGTTTAGATGCGGGCGTATATCAGCGCAATCATGAGCAATTTTTGCAGGTTGGCGAAATTGTTTGCGCAATGGATGAGCGCGCGCCTTATCGCGTGGCCCCCGCCCGCGCTTTGGGGGGCCAGTGATGCAAGATTTATCCCGCCCCGTTGAAGTTTTCCACAAAATCCGCCTTTCTGGCCGCGCGTCTAAATATTCGGCATGGTTTGACGGGTCAGGATTTTTGGTTGATTGCGAGCGCATAGACGCCCGCAATCGCGTTTTCCCCTGCACCAAATCCGAAATTGCCGATTTGCAAAAAGGCGGTTGGAGCGCGGGCCAACATTCGCGTTTTGATTTGGGGGGCCAGTGATGCAAGCCGCGCTGTTGCTTTCGCGCTTGGCGCGCTTTTGTTCAATCTGCCCTTTTTGTTGATCGCAATTTGGGGCGGTTGACGCGTCAACCCCATTTGGGTTATGCAAGGGGCGGGGCAATCCCGCCCTTTTCTTTTTGGAGATGATCCCATGCCTGAATTTTGCATAGCATATCCCGCCGAAACCCATGCCTTTGGCCCGTTGCCGCGCGTTGTGGGAATGAGCCGATCCCGTCAAATCCTGCATCCCGCGATCATCCGCAAGGGGCATTGCCCCGTTGTGTTGGCCGATACGCCCGAAAAGACAAAAGCCCTTGATGCGGCAATGCTTGCGCTATTCCGCGCGTCAAACCCTGATGCGGTTTGCCTTGATCCCGCGCAATGGTTGACCCTGCCCCAAATCCTGCAAGCCGCCCGCGAAGCGGGTTGCGCAGTAAAGGGGCATCTTTCCACTTGGCTAGGCGATCCCCTGCCCGCTTGACGCGTCAATTCTTTTTGCTGTATGACGGGGGCGGGGCAATCCCGCCCCTTTTGTTTTGGAGATGATGACATGACAACCCGCATTCTTTCCCGCCCCGTTGTTCGCAACATGGTCAAACAGCTTGAACGCCTTGGCGGCATTGCTGAATGGACTGACACAGGCGTTGTGGTGAAAGCCCCGAAAAGCGGAAAGGAAGCTTTCCGCGCTATGCGTGGCACGCGTGGGGATATGTTGGCCCGTTGGCCTGATGGACTGTTTGACGAAAACCCCACAACCTAGCGCCAAGCCCTGCCCCTGCCCCTTGCCCCGCCCTGATCGGCGGGGCTTTTTTATGCCGTGGCCCTGCCCCGTTAAACAAGCCGCCCGCGGCCCGTCCCCTTTGCCCCGAAACCTATGGCCCCCGCCCTATGGCCCGCGATCCACGGGGCGGGATGCGTGGCCCGTGATCCGCGATCCGCCCGCCCCGTTGCGTGATGCGTGGCCCGTGGCCCGTGGCCCGTGGCCCGTGGCCCGTGGCCCGTGGCCCGTGGCCCGTGGCCCGTGGCCCGTGGCCCGTGGCCCGTGGCCCGTGGCCCGTGGCGCTTGACCAGCGCTTGCGCGACAGCGCTGCGCGGCACGCGGGGCAGGGGGCGCGATGCGCGTTAGGGGCCCCATGGGCAATAGAGCCAGATTGCGCGGTTGGCGGGCAGCGATGCGCGTTGCGCGGCGCGCGGCGGGGTGGCTTGTGGGGACGGGCGCTTGGACCATGTTCATCACAAACAATATGATGAAAAAAAGGTACCGGATTTCTGGGCCAGATAGAGATCGATGTTTCACGTGAAACATTGCATTTGTGATCACAAATTAGGGTCCCCTACCCCCGGGGGGTATATTTTATGAAAATAAAGCAACAAAATGTGGTGTAACATGAGCAAAATTCATCAAAATCTGCGTATGTCAAAAGTCCCATACGATTGGGACTAGCTTTTGTGATCACAAATCTATAAATGTGATCACAACGGTTTTGAAAATGTGATCACAAATGACCTCTGTCGAAGAAGCAGACGAAAGACTCCTGAAGCTTCAGCTTCGTCTGGCGCAGTTGGAGATGAAGGAAAAGTCGCAAAACGACTTCCTGACCTTTGTGAAGCATGTCTGGCCGGAGTTTATCGCTGGCGAGCACCATCGGATCATTGCCGAAAAGTTGGAAAGGGTCGCGAAAGGCGACCTGAAGCGCCTGATCATCAACATGGCTCCGCGGCACACGAAGTCAGAATTTGCATCCTTCCTGTTCCCCGCGTGGTTCATGGGCAAATTCCCGAACAAGAAGATCATTCAGGCCACGCACACGACAGAACTTGCTGTGGGCTTTGGTCGAAAAACCAAGAACTTGATCGAACGGGACGATTATAAAGACATTTTTGACGTCAAGCTTGCGGCGGACTCAAAGGCTTCTGGCCGGTGGGACACGGACCGCGGCGGGATGTATTATGCTGTTGGCGTGGGGTCGAACTTGGCCGGCCGCGGCGGTGACTTGATCATCATCGACGACCCGCATTCGGAACAGACGCTTATGTCGAACTCTGGCTTTGACGATGCGTGGGATTGGTATACGGGTGGTCCGCGTCAGCGTTTGCAGCCCGGCGGCGCGATTGTTGTGGTTATGACGCGCTGGCACGAAAAAGATTTGACGGGTCAGTTGATCCGCGCGCAATCGCGTGACCCGAAGGCGGACCAATGGGAAGTGGTCGAGCTTCCTGCCATTATGCCAAGCGGCAAGTCCTGTTGGCCAGAATTTTGGTCTTTAGACGATTTGGAGCGTGTTAAAGCTTCGATTCCTCCGGGCAAGTGGAATGCGCAGTATCAACAGAATCCGACCGGCGATGAAAACTCTATCCTTCGTCGAGATTGGTGGAAGATTTGGGAAAAGGACACCGTTCCGCCTTTGGAATATGTGATCCAAAGCTACGATACGGCGTTCTCGAAACGCGAAACGGCAGACTATTCTGCGATTACAACGTGGGGTGTTTTTCGAATAGATGAGGGCGGGCCACCTGCTTTGATGCTTTTGGACGCCAAAAAGGATCGCTGGGACTTTCCGGAGCTCAAACGCGTGGCTTTGGAGAGTTATCAGTTTTGGGAACCGGAGACGGTGATCATCGAAGCGAAGGCTTCTGGTATGCCTTTGACGCATGAATTGCGCAATATGGGCATTCCTGTGGTCAATTATACCCCAAGTCGGGGTAATGATAAGATCAGCCGGGCACACAGTATTGCGCCTTTGTTTGAGGCCGGGATGATTTATGCGCCGGACGAGCAATGGGCGCATGATTTGATTGAGGAATGCGCGGCATTTCCAAATGGCGAATACGACGACTATGTTGACAGCACGACCCAAGCCCTTATGAGATACCGTCAAGGCAACTTTATTAGCATACCGACGGACGATTGGGACGTAGATGATGAAGAACCAATGCAGCTTCGGGCCTATTACGGCTGATACGTTCTTTCAGGCGATGCAGCTTTGGACGACTGTTCCGCCTTACAATAAGTTTCCCTGCGATACGATCAACAATCGTTTAATTCCCGCTTATTACAACCAACAAATGTTGGGCTGGTATGATGGCTCTGTGCTGCGCGCTTTTATAACTTGGGCGTTTATGACGGATCAGGAGTTTGAGACGCGGGAGTATTGGGGCCCTGAGATTTTTGCGCGTCGTGACGGCGAAAAACTTGTTATTGTCGATATGATTGCGCCGGGGGGCAAAAATGATGTATTGTCTATTTCAAGAGATGTGCGGCGTTTTATGAAGAAAAAATTCCCGCATGTGAAAAATGTATATGCGCATCGGGGGCCAAGGAACGGAGTGTTCCCGAACAAAGGAGGCTAGTTGTGTTTAGAACTCTCTTTGGTTTCGGGGCGAAACAACCCGTATTTGGTGGGGAAGGCACCGGCGGTGCCGGAATGGCCGGCCCTATTGGTCAAGCTCCGCAAAAACGATCTGCCGCATCCCCCGCGACACGAGAGTATTTAACTCTTTCCGACATCGCCGTTGCAACGCCACAAATTGTTATTCCTCCTTCTGAGGAACAACAGATAGCGCCGGAGTTTCAAGAATATCTTTCCTCTGCGGCGCCACAACAAATGTACTCTCCAATGCCGCTTAACCCGCAGTCTATGGAAGCAATTTACCAGCGATATCTTTTTCCGCAGCCGGAAATTGCACCTTTGGTTCTTCCTTCGCTAGATAACGGGATTATGTCCCTTCTCCAAAATAGGGGCACAGGCTCATGACGTTTTCCCGTATTTTTGGTTTTGGCCTAAAAACCCCTGTCTTCGGCGGTGGCGGCGGTGGCGGCGGTGGCGGCGGTGGCGGCGGCGGAACGTCACGTGCTCCCAGAAGATCGCCTGTTCCTACCCCTCGCCCACGTAACCTTAACACCGGCGGCGGCGGTGGGGGAGAAGACAGCCAAAGTCAGCGCGAGGCTGCAACGCGTCGGGCCATTGAAGCGCGCGCTCGTGAACGTGCTGCGGCGGAACAACGTGCCCGCGAAGCCGCTGCTCAAAGAGCTCGCGAGGAACAGGCTCGTCGTCGCGCTGTTGAGGAACAGCGTGCCCGCGAAGCTGCTGCTCGTCGCGCTGCGGAACAAGCTGCTCAAAGGGCGCGTGAAGAACAGGCCCGTCGTCGCGCTGTTGAGGAACAGCGTGCGAGAGAGGCTGCGGCCCAACGCGCCCGCGAAGCTGCTGCTCAAAGGGCGCGTGAAGAACAGGCCCGCCGCCGTGCTGTAGAAGAACAGCGTGCCCGCGAAGCTGCGGCCCAACGCGCAAGAGAAGAAGCCGCGCGTAAGGCTGCCGCTCAAAAAGAAGCGGAGCGCAAGGCGCGCGAAGCTGCGGCCCAACGTGCCCGCGAAGAAGCCGCTCGTAAGGCGGCGGAACAAGCGGCCCAACGCGCCCGTGAAGAACAGGCTCGCCGCCGTGCAGTAGAAGAACAGCGTGCAAGAGAAGCCGCCGCGCGGGCAGAGCGCGAACGTCAGGCGCAGTTGGCGCGTGAGGAGTTGGCCCGCCGCCGTGCTGTTGAGGAACAGCGTGCGCGAGAGGCTCGTTTAAGTCAGATCACTCCCACTCCGCGGCCCGCGGGCCTTGCAACGCAGTTTAATGTGCAGGCTCCGCAGATTTCTGCGCCTCAAGTGACGGCTCCTGCTGCTGCGGCGCAACCAAGTTTACCGGAGCCTATTCGTTGGGCGGATTTGCCTGCGCGTCAATTGCCGGGCGGTTTTTTGGGCTATGGTCAGGATTTTGACGGCGACGGTCGCATTTCGTTTCAAGAAGCGATGATGGACATGCAGGACGGCGGGGGTCGTGGTCAGGCGGGGGATCGCTTTGTTGGTCCGATGTTGGCGACTCAGGCGTTGAATTTGTTGGGCGTTAGCCCGAATCCGGAGGGTGTTGTTCCAGAGCCGTCCTTTCCAACGGTTACCGGCGGGGGGGATGGCGACAATCGCCCGCAGTTTCCGCTTGTTCCTGCTGCCCCTACGCCGGCTCCGCCTGTTGTAGCGCCGCCGGCTCCGCCCGTCCCACAGCCGCCTGCGGTTCCGTTGTCGGGTCAACCTGTTGCGATGAATTATTTGAATCAGGGAAATATTGCTGTTGCGCCTCAATCGATGTTCTCGTTTGAGGATTACATATCTCGTTTGCCGCAATTTGCGGAATATGTGCCTCCGACAGTAACTCCGATTGGGGGTGGAATGCCGGCTGTTTTGCCGATTGCGCCGCAACCTGCGCCTTTGGATTTGGGCGGATTGTTTAATCAGCCATATGGCAACATGCCTGCGCAGCCTGTTCAACAATATGCGCCGCCCGGACAACAGCCGCAAAAAGCAATTTCTCAAGGTCAGGGAATTACGGCGTTGAGTGCAGTTCCTTCTGTTATTGGCAATATGTTATTCGGATGAGCGATACGTCTGGCGGATTTTCTTTTCCTGATGCAGCCGAGCGCCGCGCGTTTCGGGACAGAATGAGCCGTGGAATTGAGCGTTATATTCCTCCTGAAATGCGTCCTTTTTTGGGGCTTGTTGCGGAATCTACGCCGTCTGCGGCTTTGGAGCGTGCGGGTGCGGCGAGTATGGAGATGGCTGCGCCTGATCGCACGGCGATGGAGCGTCTCGGTTCGTTAGGCGCGATGCTTTCTGAGACAGCGGGCGTTGCGGCGCCTGTTCTTGCGGGGCGTGCAATTCCTTCTGCGGAAGCGGCTCAAGAAGTGTTTATGGGCATTTCTGCCCCAATGCGGTCTGCGACGGAGACGTTTTTTGAGAGGATGAACCAGCCGGGCGAGATGCCGGAGCGTTTAATGTCTGGTATTGACCCGTTAGCCGCGTTCCGTGCAGCGCGGGAAGCGATGTTGGGCGCGCGGTCTGATATGCCGTTTGAGGATTTGGTTGATTTATCGAGTCAGCAGGCGGCGGCGCGTGATGCGGTTGTTTCGACTTTATCGGAGGCGCCTTCTGTTCGTTTGTTTAACCGGGATGGTCGTGCGGTTGTTGTTGGCGAGGGCATGGGTCCGGGCGAGGACGGAAAGTTTCGTGTGACCTTTTTTGATGCGGATCGTCGTCCGACCAATCATACGGTTTATGAGACGAAAGAGGAGGCGTTGCGCGAGGCTTTGAATGCGGGTTACGACTCGCGGACCGCGGCCCCTGCATCGTCTGTCGGGCAAAGTCCTGAAGAAATCATTCGCCGTTTACGCGAAGGTGTTCCGGGTGCGGAGGCTCGTTTAGCGGAAGACATGCGTCTTGGGAACGAGCGTATTCGCGCGGAGTCTTTGGCGCGTTCCGCGCGTAATTCTTTTCAAAGCTCGGCACAAGGTGCGGCGGTGCGACCGCAATTAGGCGAGCCGTTTGATGATTGGATTGACCGCATTTATGCTCCGGAAAACCGCGGTCCGGACAATACTGTTCAAGACCCGAATGTTGTTTTTCGTGCGATGTCGCCGGAAGAAGCGTCTTTGGGTGAGGCAGAAGGTGTTTTTAGAGATGTTTCTGGGGCGCCATTATATGTTGCAAACGACCCAGAAAGATATGTTGGCGGCGGCGCCTACGGCGGTAAAAACCGCGGACGAATTTACGAGTTTGATGTTACGGACATTCCGAACGAAACGCGTGCGGGGACTTTTAACATAACCGAGCGCGCTATTTCTGAGATTCCTGCGGAGCGTATTCGCCGGATTTGGGAGTGGGACCCGGAGCGCCGGTCGCATGTGTTGGTTGAAGATCGAACCGCGGACCGCGGCCCAAGAGAATTTGCACGAGGTGGTGAAGTTATGATGCGTGGTAATATGTCGAAGCAGCTTGAGGGCGGCATTGGTGGATTTGCGGAGGATACGAAGAACATGTTCCGCGGACCGCGTGGCTTGGAAGGTTTTGCGCAGTATATGCAGGCGGGTGGCGAGGTTGGCCGCGGCCAAGGTCAGGGTTCGACGGTGGGTCGGCCTGTTTCTGGTCCTGCTGCGGGCACGAATTTGGGGGCGGATGATGAGTTTTTGACGTCGGTTCGCAATCGCGTGATCGCGCAAAGTGGCGTTGATCCGATCGATATTGCGATGGAAGAGGGGGTAGACCCTGATTTGTTCTTGCGTTTGGTGGCGCAGGAAAGCGGCGGCCGGGCTGATGCGGAGTCGGATGCGGGCGCTTACGGGTTTACGCAGTTGATGGATGCGACGGCGCGCGAATTGGGCGTGGATCGCACCGACCCTGAACAAAACTTGCGCGGTGGCGCAAGATACTTGCGTCAACAGCTTGATACCTTTCAAGAAGTTCCGCTGGCCCTTGCGGCGTATAATGCGGGGCCGAATGCAGTGCGTCGGTTTGGCGGTATTCCACCGTATTCTGAAACGCGCAACTATGTTGCACGCATTTTGGGCGTTCCGGGCGGCGAAATGGGCATAAGCCCGCCAATGCGCCCTGATCCGATTGTTCCCACACCGCGGCCCGCGGTTCAGGGGCCGGTTTTAGGGGCTGATCCGTTGATGGCATTGGGTCAGGCGGTCGAACAGGCCCCCTTTGGTTTGACGCAAGCGCCTGCTATGCCTGAGCAAAACATGCCGATGGCTCGGAATCAGCCGCAACAGACCACGTTTACGCGGGGTCAGGGGCAGCCGGGCGAACGGATGTTTATCGATTTGATGCGAACTATGCCGTAATTCTATACAAGGCGTGGGCCGCGTGTTAAATTAAGTCAAGTTTCCGGTCTTTTTGGCCGCTAGGAGGTTATGTATGGCTCGCGCCCCAATTCCAACGGCGTCTTTCGTCGAAAGAGAATATGACAGCCCTGAATATGATCAGGCGGCTGTTGATTTAGATGTTGAAATGGCTGGAACCGCAATGGCGGGCGGTCGCCCTTTTGTTGAGGGCGTTGATATTGAGGAAGAGGACGACGGCAGCGTCACTGTTGATTTTGACCCAAGAGATGAGTTTGAGGCAGACGAGGGCGATTTTTACCGTAACTTGGCGGAAGAAATGGACGATGGCGACATGGGCGCCATGGCCAATGATTTGTTGTCTCAATACGAAAGCGCGAAGGAAAGCCGCGGCGATTGGGAAGAGGAATACTCCAAGGGCTTGGAGCTTTTGGGCTTTAAGTATGAAGAGCGGACCATGCCGTTCCGCGGGGCGACGGGCGTAACGCATCCGTTGTTGGCCGAAGCGGCAACGCAGTTTCAGGCGCAGGCATTTAATGAGCTTTTGCCGCCAGAAGGCCCTGTTCGCACGCAGGTTATGGGCGAGCTCACGAAGGAAAAAGAAGCGCAATCCAAGCGCGTTCGTGAGTTTATGAACTATTATTTGACGAACGAGGCGGAGGAATACACGCCCGAGTTTGATCAAATGCTGTTTTACTTGCCTTTGGCGGGATCAACCTTCAAGAAAGTCTACTTTGACGAGAATTTGGGCCGCGTTGTGTCCAAATTCGTGCCTGCAGAAAACCTGATTGTGCCGTATGACGCGGCGGATTTGGAAACGGCGCCGTTTGTGGCGCAGGTTGTCCGCATGGCGGCGAACGATGTTCGCAAATTGCAGGTCGCGGGGTTCTACCGCGATGTGCCGGTGCATCCGTCGCAGGAAAAGCAGGACGATATCAACCAAGTCGAAGATCAGATTTCTGGCACAAACCCGTCGATGATCGATTACGACGTTACTTTGCTGGAATTTCATGTCGATTTGGACCTTGTTGGGTACGAGGATCGCGACGAAGATGGCGAAGAGACGGGCATTATGGTGCCCTACATCGTCACCGTTTGCGAAGACACGGGCCAAGTGCTTTCTGTCCGTCGCAATTACCGCGAAGACGACCAAAAGCGGCGCAAAATTCAGTATTTTGTGCACTACAAGTTCCTGCCGGGCTTCGGGTTTTATGGCCTCGGCCTCATTCACACGATTGGGGGGCTTTCCCGTACCGCGACGGCGGCGCTTAGACAGCTAATCGATGCAGGCACCCTGTCTAACCTCCCGGCAGGATTCAAAGCGCGCGGTTTGCGCATTCGCGATAACGACGACCCGTTGCAGCCGGGCGAGTTTCGCGATGTGGACAGCCCCGGCGGCGCGATCCGGGACAGCTTGATGCCCCTGCCGTTCAAAGGGCCGGACGCAACGCTGTTTAACCTTCTGGGCTTTGTGGTTCAGGCGGGTCAGCGGTTTGCCACCATTACGGATATGAAAGTCGGTGACGGCAACCAACAGGCGGCAGTTGGCACAACAGTCGCTATGTTGGAGCAAGGCGCGCGGGTGATGAGCGCCGTTCACAAGCGCCTGCACTACGCGATGAAGCAGGAATTTAAGCTTCTGGCGCGCGTCATGTCTGAATATTTGCCGCAGGAATACCCTTATACGGTGGCGGGCGCCAATCAGACCATTTTTGCGCAAGATTTTGACGACCGCGTGGACGTCATTCCTGTCAGCAACCCAAATATCTTTTCGCAAGCGCAACGCATTGCTCTGGCACAAACCCAGATGCAATTGGCGGCCCAAGCGCCGGACATGCACGACATGTATGAGGCGTTCCGCCGCATGTATGAGGCTTTGGGCGTGCGGGATATCGATAAGATATTGAAGCCAAAAGAAGAAGTCGAAGCGCAGCCAAAAGACCCTGCCACTGAAAACGTTGATGCACTCAATCAGGTGCAATTGCAGGCATTTGAAGGGCAGAATCACGACGCGCATATCATGTCTCATTTGATTTTTGCCGCTTCGGGCACCGTGAGCCAAGCACCGATAATCGCGGTTGCTTTGCAAAAACACGTGATGGACCACGTTCGTTTAAAGGCGACGGAGACTGTTATGGCGCAGGTCGCACAGATGGGCCAGATCACCCCTGAAATGCAGGTTCAGATTGAGGGTTTGATTGCCAACCAGATTGCGCAGGAGTTGCAAAATTTGAAGGCAGTCAACGCGCAAATTATGGGCGAAGGCGGCGGCCCAGACCCGCTCGTTATGCTCAAAGAACAGGAATTGCAGATTCGGGCGCAAAAGGATCAGGCGGATATTGCGCAGGATCAGGCCGAGTTGCAGCTTGACCAACAGAAATTCCAACAGCGTGCGCAAGAACAGCAGGCCCGTTTGGAACAAAACCGTGAGTTGGCCTTGATCAAGCTTCAGGCGCAAGCGGAACGTGAACGTCAGCGCCTTCAGGCGCAAATGCAAATGGCACAGCAAAGGAGACAGTAATGCAGGGCCGAGTAAAATACATGGGCAGTAAGCCCTCTGACGCTCCCAAGCCGTCCAAAATGGCGGTTATTGAAGGTCAGGGCGAAATTCCCTACTGCGATATGACCGAAATGAAAACGCCAAACACGGCGAAAGGCATTTCTACCACAGGCAAGAAGCGCGGCATGGGTGCAGCCCTCCGCGGCGGCCGTTACACCTACGACTGAGGTGGGCCATGCCGCTTAAGACTGGAAAATCGCAAAAGACGATTAGCAGCAATATCTCGCAGCTTCGCGACGAGGGCTATGAGCAGGATCAAGCTGTAGCCATTGCTTTAAGTAAGGCCGGAAAGTCGCGCAAAATGGCGAAAGGCGGCATGGTGAAAGGCTTTAGCCCGATTGTTCGGGTTAAGCAGCGGTTTAAGGGTGTTCTGTGATGGATATGGCTGTTTTGTGGAACACCGTCTTGAGCATTGCTTTGGGTCTAGTTGGCTGGAACTGGGTCAGCATGTCGAAAGAAGTGCAGCGCGTCACAATTCTTTTGAATCGAACGCGTGAGGAAATGGCAAAAGAATACGTGACCAAGGCCGAGGTTCACGCCGATATCAACAGAGTGATTGATCGGCTAGAGGCTTTGGACACTAAATTGGATCGTTTTTTTGAAACGAGGAAATGATGATACAAGCCCTAATCGGCCCTGTCTCCGACATTCTGGACAAGTTTATCGAAGATAAGGATCAAAAGGCCGCTTTGGCCCATGAGATCGCTACAATGTCCGAACGCCATGCGCAGGAATTGGCGTTGGCGCAAATTGAGGTCAACAAGGCTGAAGCGGAGTCCCCGTCTATTTTTAAGGGTGGATGGCGCCCCTTCATCGGATGGATTTGCGGGGCTGCGTTCCTGTATCACTTTGTTTTGCAGCCGGTTTTGTTGTTCATTATTGCCCTGTTTGGTGCAGAAATTCCTGATCTGCCCGAGTTTGACATGGCGTCGTTGATGACTGTTTTGGGCGGCATGCTTGGGCTCGGCACTCTTCGCACATACGAAAAACAGCGCAACCTGACACGATGATCT